GAGTCAGCATCTCTTTTAGCTGAGCAGTATTAAACTTAATTGTCTTGTATCCGAGGATAGGCTGGTCATCAATCTTATGCGTCTTAATCGCATCTCTTGCAACAAAGAGAGGATTGTCTTTAACTTCCTCGGTCACTTCCTCTTTAATAACTTTCTTTCTAGCGTTATATTCTTTAGTTTTCTTCTTTTTTCTTTGAGCTACTTGCTCTTTGTAAAGCTGTAGAGCTGCTTCGTCTTGAGCTTCTGAATGAGCTTGGATTAGCCTGTCAGACTCATCATCTCCTTCTTTAAATCCTAGAGCTGATAGAAAGCTAGTGATGCTTGTCTCATCGTATCCTGCTTCGCTTTGGACTTCTGCTATCTCTTCTTCTGTGGCAAGTAGTCTATTAAAGATCTCTCTCATTTCTGGAGTTAGCTCAATATCTTGACCAGCAGCTCTACTGATACCTCTGATGTTTTTGTAGATATTAATTAGCCAAGTTTTAAAAGTGTTGAAAGCAGATCTCAATCTCTTAGAAGGAGCTTTACCTTCCATAAGAAATGCCTCTGTCATTCTGGCAAAATCTTCATGATGTTCGGTAGTAATGTCAGCAAAGCTATTAACTCCAAAATGATTTAGTAGAGCTCTTTGATCTCGTCTAAATTGCTTCTGTGCTGAAGTGAATTTACTTGCATCCATCTGATCTAGATCAATTGCTACTCTTCTCATGTTTTCTAGGAAAGAATGTCCAAGTTCGTGAAGTATTGTAGACTTGTTTGCATTTTTAAAAATAGTAATGATCATCTTATCAGGATCTGAGAAGTCAATCATACCTTTGGGACCAGTGCCGTCTTTTTGAAAAAGTGGCTGACCTTTTAAAAGATAATCTACTAGCTCTGGAGTTAGAGGAATTGATAGAGCTTTTAGCTGCTCAAGCTTTTTAACATTCTCGTATGGTCTAGATTTTCTTTCTGCATCTTGATCAGTAAATCCTATGAGCTCTCCTTCAGAGTCAAAAGCTTCGTAATAAGTAGCCTCAACATCTGTCGGAGTAGGTACTGCTTTTTTGTCAATTTTCTTAATGTACTCTGTAGCCGCTTTAGGTAGAGCTCTATTGTAGAAAAACTCCATCCCCTCGTCACGAGGCTTTCTCACTCCTGTTTGATTAAGCTCAGTAGCTTGCATGTCTTTCCATATAGTTGACGTTAAAGACTTTAAAGATCTGGTCCCTCTTTCTCTGCTGAGTATAGAAGTTAGCTCCTTTAAAAGCTCCTCTTCAGAAGTGACAAAGTTTTCTCCTGAACGTAGCTCTCCTCTAGCGATAGCGAGCTCTTCAATTGTACCACCTTCGGCTCCTGCAGTACCTCCGACTTGCTCCTGGGAGCTAACGATAAAGCCTTCTGTTTCTTGATTTTTTTCATTTTTAAGTTTTACTCTTTTCCAGGCTACTTTGTCAGTACCCCACCTATGCTGATGGACAATTGCAGGAGTCCAAGCTACTGAGTCCATGCCTTTCTCTGCTGCAATTCGTAATACTCTTTTTAGGGCAAGCATAATCCAGGCTTGAGTATCTTTAAATGGAGCATCAGGTACTCCTCTATCAAGTGATCTTTGTAGCTCTCTTTGTTTGCTTTTTAGATCATAGAGTTTATCGTCTACTTTTTCAGTTAAAGCAGCTTTTAAGAGTTCGTATTTATCTCGAATATTTCTTGCTTCTTCTTCGAGAGGATCTCGTAAAGCATCTGCTTTTTTATTGTATTCGCTGCGCAGTCTTCTCTTAGTAGTCAGATATTCATTACTACTTTCGCTTTTTTGATCCCTAAGCTGCGACATTTCAGACCAAATTTTTCTACCTTCTTCAGAGGTTACGCTGTCTACTTGTTCTGCTTCTTTTTCTTTCTTAAGTATTTTAGCGTCTATTTCTTCTAAAAAAGTCTCATACTTTTTTTGAGCTTCTTCTAGCTGCTTGTCATTTTCTTCTCTAAGCTTAGCTATTTCATTTTCTTCGAGATCTGTAAGCTGTTTATTGATTCTAGTTCTTTCTTCTTCTTGTTTATCTTCTAAAGCTTTGTATTGCTCAGACTGTTCGATAGCTGTCTTTTCATCTTCAGTTTTTCCAATGTCTACAGTTAGTGAAGAGATCTGGTCTATAATAGCTTCTTTTTCTCTACCTTCTGGACGATAACCTTTTTCTCTTCCTTGCTGATGCCAGTCAGACTGCATCTCTTCGATAAAGTAAACTTTCTTACCTTCTGCATCTGTTCTCTCTGATATCCTTACGTGGACTACAAAATTTTCATAGCCTCTGTAGTGTAGAGAATGTGTAAAAGTACCTTTAGATTCTGGAAGAGTTAAAAGGATCTCAATGTAGTTTTCGCCTCCTATAAGAGAATGTTTTCTCCAGTTTACATTTCCTCTAGGATTTTCAAGCTTTTGCCTCTCTTCTGCTAGAGCTCTTTCTTCTTCAGTCATGCCTTCAAAAGGATCGACATCTATTGTACCCTCTTGAGACTCTGCATTGCTATCGACTCTAATAAGTCCTACTCTTTGCAGCTCCCGTACTACTCGAGCTTTTGCTTGCTCTGGAGTACCAGAAAAATCTATATCTTCTTCAATGTTTCCTATTTGGAGAGTAAGGTTCCATTCCTGGTCTTCAATATCTGAAAGGTAAAGTCTTCCAATTTCTTGACCAGTTTGAGGATGTTCTATGTATTCGTCAAAATCTCCGTCCTCATCAAGTTGAATATCTAAAGAGAGATCTTGCTCATAGAAAGGTTCTAAAGGCTGCTCTATCTCACCTTCTTCGATAAGCTTATTGATTGCTACAATAGCCATCTCGTTAGCATTGCCGTTAAACTCTCCTTCCATGTCGTAGATCTCTCCAGAAGGTCCTTCAAGTTTGGCAATGCCTAAATCTGGATTATAGAGAATCTCAATACCGTTTTCGGTATCACTCATTCTCATAAAGCTATAAGTTTCATCGTCTGGATCATTAGCTCTATCGCTTGCATAATCTGAAATAGCTTCGTTTATTTCTGACTCTTGGTCTTTTCTAATAAAATCTTCAAGCTCTTCGTCCTCAAAAGCTTGACGTACTTCTTGAGCATATTCTTCGTCTTCTTTCATTTGAGAGATAATATTATCTGCTGCAAAAGAGTATCCATTATTTACATTTTCAGTTAGGTATTTGACTAATTGTGATTCTGCTTGTTCTACGTGGTAGTCAAATTCAGAGTTATAATCCACAATAAAGTCTGCATCATAATAAGGCTCGTAATCTGACCAGGAGATCCTATCCTCTTCAAAATTTATATCGCTTGCACTTACAAGATCCGAGTCTACTTCAACTGGAGCAGCAAAGTCTTCAGCGAGAATAATCTGAGAGATTTTAACTCCGTTATTATCTAGGTACTCTAAGATCTGCTGCTCGTTGACTTTCTCATCTCCCTTTGCCTCTAGATATGAAGCAAGGTCAGTGTATTCAAGCTCGTCCTTTTTCGCTCCCTCTTTACGTAGACGGTTCAACAAGTTCTTAGCTGGTACAGTGCCAATTTTTAGACGCACTACGAGATCTCTAAGGTTAGAATAGAATCCCATAGCGTCCTGATTATGTTTGTTTAAAACTTTTGCATCTTGTTGAAAATATACATCTTTTCTACCAACTCGAGATAATCTACCTTTCCCTTGATTTATTAGAGTAGCAAAGTCTGATATACTGATCCTGCCTGTAGGAGGACCTTGGACTACTGGACCTTCAGCGACTCCACGTCTTCCTATAGGCTGTCTAAAGGATACGGGCTGAATATAAGTAACTTCTCCATCTTTAACTTCAAACCTAATACCAGCAGCTCTCTTATTACCTACATTAGCTACTGCATGATATGTTTCAGTGCCGTCTTTTGATATCGAGGTACGTCTAGCATTTTGGGCAAGAAATCCAAAATTAGCTAATGCTGTTACATTATCGACTGACTGGAGTAGCCTTACTTTCTCTTTACGCTTTGCTGCCTTAGTCGTTACTCCAGGCTTTACTTCTATCTCTTTTCCAGCCTCTTCTCCAAGCCTTTGTCTGATCAATTCATCTACAGCATTGTTTATAGCTTTAGGACTAACTTTAAAAGATTGCTTGCTATACTTGTTATTAAATACTTTATCTTGAAAAGATACTGCTGTTTCTTGTTTAAATGTTTCTAAATTGTAAGGTACGTATTTTTCAAAATCTAAAGCTTCTAGATCTAATACATCTATTTCTGTTACTTCAGATAATTCAGGAGCAAGAGTCTCATTTGATCTTAAATTTATCCCTGTCCTTTTATCCTGGAATAAAGATCCTGGAGTGATATCTTCTTTTGTACCTCTTCTGATTTCTAGAGATCTTTGCTGATAGAAATCCAAAATATCTTTATTGTTTTTTGCTGCCATTGCTTCAATATTTGCAGCATACAACTCAGCCACTTTTCTAGCAGACTTTGCATCAAAATCAGGGAGATTAAGAAGCTGTCCTTCAATTTCTCTAACAACTCCCTCTCTACCTTCTTGAATCTTTTTTCTTCTATTTTGCTCTACTCGAGCTTGCTTAGAAAGTTCTCCAAGAAGTCTTGGAATATTTGCTGTAAGTCTTTCACCTTCTCCAGTGCTCATTGCTCCTGGATCTTTTCTAACTAGTTTGGATAATGCTTCAAAGCTTTCTTCTTGAGAAAATTTAGTAACGTAATCTTCTACAGGAATTGTTACTGGTCCACCTTCTTGCTTAGCATTTTCAAGATCTCGCCTACCATTAGGGAGTAACTCATCAGCTTTTTCTTGAGGATTTTCTCCCTGACTTTTCCAATGATCTTCAAACTCATCAGCTTGCATAAAGACTTGTTGTCCTTCTACATTAGTTCCAATGATTTCAGTAACTATATCTGGAGCAATGTCTTTGACTTCCATCTCTTGCAATTGCTCAATAGCTCCATCAAGAGTGGATCCAAATTGCTTGGCTTGCTCTGATCTGTCATTAAGATCTTTGATGGCTACAGCTTTTTCTTTAATGCTACCTGATGTAAACTTGACCGAATCAAGTACTCCACCTGTAAGCATTGCCATAAGTCCCTCTTCAGCTCCTTGAAGAAGTAGCTCAGGAGTAAACTCCTTACCTATGAGCATGGAGCTTCCTATTTCTCCTGCTGCTTCTCCAGTAGCCTCGACCGCTTGAGCTGCTGCTACTTTTCCTGCTTTTTGACCAAGCGTAGCTCCTTTAAAACCAGACAGGAATCTTCCTCCTATCACGTTAGTTAAGGTTTCAATTGCTGCGACAGAGACTCCTTTAATAGTCCCTTTTTTCTTTATCTCTGCTAAAATTTCAGGATTTTCAAAAGCTCTTTTAATTGAATCTGGATCAAGCAAGTCTACTTTATTCTCTACTAAGACTTCTTCAGCTTGGTTTAAAAATTCAAGTACAAAGCCTGTAGAAAAAGTACCAGTGACTCCTCCGACTACAGCTCCTCCTGCTGCTCCTAATCCTAGTCCAGGAATACTAGCTAAAGCTCCTCCTGCTGCTCCTCCTGCTGAAGCTCCTGCTACAAGTCCTGCTGTACCAGCTATTAAAGGAGCTAGAGTATTGTTTAGACTGTTTGCAGACTGATAAGCTATTGCTCTTCCTGAAGTACCATAGAAAGCAATAGCATCTAGTAGTGAGTCAATTGCTTGAGGTCCAGCAGCTCCAAAACTTGCAAGAGAATCAATTATTTTACCTTCAGACAAAAGATCCCAAGTCTTAGAATAATTAGCAAAACTCTTATCTAATTCAGCAGATACTTTACCTCTCTCCCTATTGTACTCTTTCATGTACTCAGGTTCGTTTTGTCTTCTCTCTGCTAAAGATTTATTTAATGCTACAAAATTTTTAATACTGTCTTCGACATCAATACCTAGAGCTATTTTGCCTAAGTAGTAGCTTTTTTTATTTTGAGTATATCCATCGGAGTAGCCTCTAATTAAAGCATCTCCCATGCCAGGCTCTTCATAAGCTACTGGCAAGCTTCTAGTAAAGCTGTCAAACTTTTTTAATTTTTCTAGATCGTTTTGGGCAGCAGCTAACTTATTAGGATCTGACAAAGTTAGAGCTAGATTAGGATTAGTCTCTTTTAGCCTCTTAAGCTCTTCTGTCTTTTTTGCCTGTCTGATCATGTCGAGATTTCTCTCTACAAATTCAGGAGGAAGCTGCATTTCTTTAGAATACTTAAATACATCTTTCTGAGAAGAAGGAGCTCTATCTCCTACATTTTGTACTGCTGCATTGTATTCAAAATTATTTACTTCAAAAGCATCATCTGCTACTTGATCAAAAATATTGCCTTCAGTAGGTTCTACTTGGGGCTGGACGATATCGTTTTCTTCTAGTGAGTTATTAGCTACTTGGTCAAAGATATCTTCCATTATTTTCCTTTTTTAGATAAGTAATCTAGATAATCTGCTTTTACCTTTTCAAGATTTTTCTCAGGATATACAAGTCCTCTTTTCTTATATGCTAACCTCATTCCTTCTAAAAAGTCTTGAGGAATTAGAAGCTTTTCTCCTGGTTGAATCTGATAGACTTTCTTATCAGGATCGTAGAGCCGACCTTTAACTTCAACATCTAGCGCATAGCGACTAGCTAACTTGTAGAGCTCGTCGTTAGGTATGTCTTTTTTCTGATTAACTCGCTGCCACTCTACAGCAGCTTGCATTACAATATTTGTAAATTCTGCTTCTCTCTTGTCACCGCTAATACCCGAAGCTGCCATAACATTTTTAATTACTGCAGTATCTGAAAGAAATTTCCCATACTCTACGTCATGCTTAGAAGATCCTTCTTGTATGGATTTTCGCATAGATAAGAAAGAGTTATAGTCTGAAGGAGACAGTTTTGTAATGTAATCAGTTAGATCTGTCTGCATAAATTGAGATCTAAGTTCTGGAGTAGATGCCATAGTCATTAACTTATTTTTAACTAGAGGATCTGTATTAGGTCGTTCTCCCTTAGCCATTAACGCAGCATATCTTTCGATAAGTAATCTTTTCTCTTTTTTGAGCTGTCCTAGTTGTGAAGGAGGAATATGATCCATTGTAGAGTACTGATCAAGCTGCTCTTTAATATTTTGAGCTTCCTGGAATACTTTCTCTTTTTTAATAAGCTTATGCTCATTATATCTATTTTTAACTCTTTGTACTGTGGCAGTCATGACATCAGGATCTTTAATAGCTCTAGCTTCTTCGAGCATTTCTCCTAAGCCTTTAGACTCTCCAAAAATTAAATTAGTTTGTCGAATTGACTCACCTTTAACTGATGAAGCTTGGACCAATTTATCAAGCTTTTGAGAAGTATCTCCATCAATTTCATTTCTTTCTTTTGCTGCTGCGTAATAGTCTCTAGCAAGGAGATCCTCTCCATTGTTTAGAGCTCTAGTAATTACTTCGTAATGAAGAGCACTAGACTGGTTATTGATCATGCTATTGATCATTTCTCTAGACATACCCTTACGAGCTCCATATCTTTCGATCTCAGATCTTTGCTCAGCTAACGACTCTTGGATCTTAGGGACTGAAGCTGTATAGTCTTTATAATTTAGTGCAGCATTTTCTCTAAGAGAGTCTAGATTAGTTTTAAATTGCGCTGTATCATACTTGTCCATCTCTCTCATCGTATGAGTATTGAGCTGTCGATCAACGTCTACTTTATACCCATCAGCAATGACTTGAGCTCTTTGCCGTAGCCTGTCGTTTCCAAGTCCTTTAATTTGCTCGTCAGCATACAAAGAAAAATCTTTATTGTAGCTATCTTGTTGAGTCGTAGTATCTTTACCAGCGACTTTGTAAAAGCCTGTATCTTTGTTGTGTAGTAAGTCATTTTGCTTTTGTCTAAGCCTAGTTTTAAGAGCCGATATTTCAATATCTTCAGCTTCTGCAATCTGCTTATTGATAACATTTTCGATCTGTCCAAAAGCTTGAGATACAGCTCTAAGCTCTGCTGTCCTATCTTCTACAAGAGGACGCTCGGTAGCAAAGCCTTGTCCTGAGATTGCTTGTCTTTGTACCTGTCTTCTAGATAAAGGTATTTGTGGCATTAAATACTCCCCATGCCTCTAGTAATAGTTTCAAATACGCTAGGCATCCGAGCAGTCTTACTAGGACTTATTCTACCTGATTTAGTACCTTTAGTTTTACCTATCTTTGGTCCAAATTTAAGTCCTGCTTTGCTACCACCTTCGACAATATTTCCAAGACCAGCTAATCCGCCTGTCACCATTGTTTGACGAGCTCTTTCTGATCCTTCTATTCTAGTAAAAGCTGCAGAAGATCTAAGATCTAGCTGCTTTTGCTCGAGTCCAAAAACTTCTCTCCAGGCATTGTTTTTTATTGCCTCTACATCTTGCTGTAAAAGTTTTCTTTCTTGCTCAGCAAGCTGCTCTCCGATATCTCCTTCAACTTCAATACCTTGAGCAGCAAGGGCTACCTTTTGAGATCCTAGCATCTGTCGGACTTGTTGCTGTCGAACGTCGATATTTTCTTGAGCAATTTCGCCTATCTCGTTTTTTCTATATTCTAAAAGTTGTGCGTTAAATTCGTCTTGTTGTGCCATAAATTCAGCTTGAGCTTTAGCAGCATCTGCTGAGTTTTTAGCATTTATAATTTGAGCTGCTCCGAGTCCTGCTTGGATAGCTCCTCCTGCTGAGCCCATATTTTCCTCCTATCCACTAAAAGGAAATTTTCCGGCAGGAGATACTGATAAGATTGTCATAGGAATTGGATCAACTTGTCTGACAAATACCCTGCCGTTACTATTCCATTCTGGTTTTATATTAACACTAATATTATCTGTAGTTAAGGATACTGGACTGTCATAGTCTTCTACATCTCGTAACTTAAATTCTACAAGATTCTCTAGAGGATCTGTACCTGATGGAGGCTTAGGTCCTACAAATATCCCTCGAGTCTCCTCAACAAACATGTTCACCTCGCCCACAATCTTTGACTTATCTGAGATTGTCTCTCCATTAGGAGTATCAATATCAAGAGTCTCGATATCAGATAGATAAGGTAGTCCGACATGAATGACAGCATAAGGCTTATCAAGAGTTACTTTACCGTTTGCTACTGTCACGATGTCATAGCTTGCATTATTAGGACTCGCTACTACAAAGCCATCTCCAAAGATTGCTACGTCTTTCCCTTCCAAATGCCAAAGTCCTGCAAGTTCATCTACAGCTTTCTCCCACTCACTGACAGCTTGACTTCTGTAAGTTACTGGTACTGTTTTATGTGGTTTAACCTGGACTTCTGTAGCACTTGTATAGCCCGTAATAGTTAAACGAAGTACTTCTCCATCTCGATAATGAATTGCATTTCCTACATCATTTGCAGAAAAGAAAGAAGTCGATGATGTTAGAGTAAGAGTCTCGGTGTATTCCCAAGTGGTCCCACCTGATAGCGTCATTGTATGGGATGTATTTGCATTTCTTCCATCGTATGAAAGATGACTATCCATAAACTTATTATCTACAATGTCATTTATTTGACGTGATGTCAGTTTTTCGACATACCTGACTGACTTACCATTTATTGTCCTTTTGACTGTGACGTAGAGAGTATCCTCATTCCCTTCAGGTACTACGGATACATTTTCTACAAGTCCTCCAAAGTCATGACGATGCCAGGCTATGACTTGTTGAGATTTTACATAAGTCATACCAAGAAGAGCTCCATCACTTCGTACTACCCATAGGATAGAATGAGGGATCTGCTGAAAAGACCAGTCTACAATAGTAAACTTATCAAATAAATGGGCTGAAAAGATTGTAAGATCATTTCCAGAATAACCTGAGATTTCAAAATTATAGGTAAGGTCCCTAATGATAGAGCCTCTAGCTTGCTGATATATTGCAGCTCCATCAATTACAATAGGCTGAAGATCCCCAGATCCATTGTACGAATATTGTTTGGTATTGATTGTAGTAGGAGTAATTACTCCTCCATCACCTTCTGCTGACCACTCTCCACCTGTAGTGAGAATGACAAGCCTACCTAGATCAATTAGGGATTGTACTTCGTTTACTTGCCTTCCTGCCATTGTAAACGTAATAGCATCATCTGCTTGAGAAGGAGAAGATGTTGTAAAATTTTTAAAGTTTGCAGTCCTGGAAAGGAAGATCTTCTCAGGCTCTAGATCCGTATTTGCAAAAGCTAATCTCTGCTGAATATAGGTGACAGTGCTAGGATAATTACCACCACCAATAAAGGGATTTCTAGAGGAAGGTGGAGTAAAGGTAGTATTAGCACTAATGTTAATATCATCAAAGGTCGTACCATTTGCAATCCCTATTTGCCCATAAACACCATTGGACTCTTTGTAGATGTTGTACTCACTAGCTGCAGATACTTTTGTCCAGCTAACTACAATAGGGTTAGATGTTGAAGGGACTGAAGAAGTCACTTCAGTAAAAGCAGCATTAGCAGATCCTCCTGATGCGTAAGCTGTATAGCTTGTAGAGTTGATGCCTTCAAGCTCGAAAGTTGTAGCTGTAACATTTTCTACAAAAAAGATACGATCATTAACCTCTTCCATCCCTACTACACCGGAAATATAAACTTCATCTCCGTTAGAATAGCCATGACTTCCAGAAGTTGTTACGACTGCAGGATCTGCTTGAGTTATGCCTGTAATTGTATTTGTAGTTCCTACAATTCCTGGAAGAGATTCCTCTCCAGTTTCCGAATCAATAGCTGTTACTTTGTAGCGATAGACTTCAGATCCTGCTCCAGCTTGAGTAGAAGTGATGCCAGTAGGCTGATCTACTGTAGGCTGAAAGCTAATATTATTTAAACTCCAGGATATGTCTCCTGTTCGAGTTAGCTCTGCAGGAGGGTGATTAGGATGTGCAAGAGTTACAACATCAGCAGACTGTACATATTTTATAGTAGCTAATTCTGATTCAAGATAAGGAGAAGAAATCTCGTACATCTTGTAAGAGTCTCCTCCTGAAATATATGCGTCATAAGAGGTGGAGTCTAAATTAGTTCCATCCATCTCTTGAAGCTCAAAAGTTGTGGCTGTTATATTAGCAATTTTAAAATTTCTATTATTGATCTGAGTCATCCCAGATACGCCATTGATGTAGACTTCATCTCCGTTAGAGTATCCATGACTTGTAGATGTAGTAACTACTGCAGGATTAGCTTGAGTAATCCCTGAAATACTCACTCCTGCCTCTGTAAGATGTTGACCGTCTTTAATGACTCGTATATATTGCTCACCAAATTCTAGCACGTACGTTTGAGCTGTATTAAAGATAAAGGGGATAAGTCTGACTGCTTTAGATGAGTCATTGACTTCTCCAACAAAAGAAGTCCCTGGTCTATTAGATACGCCACCATAACGTAAAACAATTCCATTTTTACAAGTTCTAAGACCTGTAGCGTATTTTGTTAAGTCAACTCGAGCGTACAAGGACGGAGAGATCTCTCCACTTGCAAAAGATCTTTGAGATATCGTAGTCAAACTTTATCCCCCATATAAAGCACTTTCTGTGCTCTTTTCTTCTTTCTTATCCTTCATGTAAATCTCAGTGATCTGGAGCTCAAGACGATGCTCATTTACATCTCCTTCGCTCTCAGATACAGAGACTCCAACTACTTGAGCCTTTGCTTCAAAGTCTACAAAAGAGTCTACTTGAGGAAGTTCACTAATCCCTAACTTTTCAAGCTCTTCTGGACCTAGTGTTATTTTTAATCCATAAGGATACTTAGGAGCTTTTGGTCCTGCAGATGGAGTAGAGAAGTCTTTCTTTTCCATCTCAGACAAACGTAGGTCAGGCATAATTAACTCCTTATAGTTATCATCTCAGACTCTGGTAAGATGTCTGCTGTTTCTTCATTCATATTCTTTTTCTTAGCTCTTCCGAGCTCGATCTCATATTGTGCAAGCATTTCTTGCTTCATTTTAAAAGGATCTCCTCCAGTTAGTCTAGGTGCTATATATGACGCTAGACGAAAAGAAAGAGCTAAAGCAAATTCTGCAGAAAACAATCCTGGATCTGTTACATTTTTTGTATATTCAATTTCTGCATTTTCTTTATCGGTATAGATAATACGTCCTGCAGAGTCTGCAGATATTCTGTAAGGTACTCTAGTTTTTTGCGTATCCTGTCTCTGACCTGAAAGTATTCTTCGCATGTTAATGCAGTCAGAAGGATAACGATAGCTAAAGTTCCATTCGTCGTTAGGTTCGCTTTCAATCAAGTTTAAAACTGCAAACTTAGTAGCGAAGGTCCAGTCAAGATCTGAGAGAGTAGCTTTTTTAGCTGATTCAAAATAACGTCTACAAGCTGAAGCTTCTTCTGTTTGTTCTGTATCTAAGTTAGCTATTTCTTTCCCGATCCCTAAATGTGAGATAGCAAGATTAGAAATCTCAGTAGTGCTAGACATTACTTAAGACCTATCAAATTAGCCGCTGATGTACCTGTCGAGTAGACTTTCTTTACAGCTACTGGAAAGATCCCTACAGGGACGCTTTGGAAAGTGACAGTCTCTCCACTCGCAGTATCAACTTTAAGAGTACCTGTAGTCCCTACGTAAACTGCAGATACAGCATCTGTAAGGTCAGCAGAATCACTAGGAGTAATACTTGCAGCTCCTCGATAACTATCTTCTTTAAATTTTAGATTACTCATAAATACCTCAAAAAAAGGAGGAGCATAAGCTCCCCCTTATTAGATAACGTCCTGATTCAAGTCAGCAGCATCGTCTTCTTTAACCACTTTCTTTTTTCGTGAAGGTTTCTTCTCAGAGTCGAGCTTTTCCATCCATTCTTTAGAAAAGTCTTCACTTTTTCTAAGATGGAAAGCATCTCCTGGATATTGCCTTCTGTGATTGTAGTAGCCTAGCTTTGTTGCTCTAACTTTCATACATTAACCTCTCTAGCTGATAGTAAATCCATCCGCATATTGTACATAGTTATGGACCATGTTATGCGGAATTAAAAATGCAGTAACAGTAACTGAAGGAGTCGTACCACCTAGAGTATAGCTAAGTCTTAGGTATCTCTCTCCGCTTTGGTCAGCAGGGACAGCAAGTACAAATTTATCTCCAGCAGCAGATCCTCTAGCAAAAGTTCTAGAAGCTACTACAGAAGCAGAAGAGAAAGACTCATTGTCATCAAATTCGAGATCGAATTGGTAGGTTTCATCTCCATCAGAGTCATCAGCAGCAGAATCAAGTGATACTACTACTACCATAGGCTCACCAATCCCGAGATTTCCATCAACTCCGAGATCAATTACATTAGAAGATGCAGCAGATCCCGTAAGAGCTTGCTCATCTGAAAATAGATTTTGTGCGTCGATATACATAATTATCTCCTTAAATTTTAATTAGACTACTCTAGCTTCTGTTTCAGTTAGAGCATCAACTTTCTTAATAGGAATACCTCTGAAGTGTGGTACTAGCTTTCCGTCTACTTCGTCGTATCTCATACCAGCACTTGCTACATCATCCTTTCTTTGAATGTCGAGCATCTGGATACAAGTCCTATTCATGTAGAAACATGGTTTACCCATATTAAGGTTAGGAATTCTGTGGATCGCTTTGATCATAAGATCAATAAGATCAGCAGCAGATGACTTAGCAATTAGATTACTGATGTCAATGTTTGCAATTCTTACTACGTATCTCCAGTCCTTAAGAGCAAGACCAACTTTCCAGTGGAATCTGTCTTGATAAGCTCTAAGTCTTTGTCCAGCAATACCGTTAGAAGTCTCAATTGTGACAAGTCCTAGATCTTCGTGCTCAAGACCAGCTTTTGATCCTTTTGGGAAAATACCTGTACAGCTTTGCTCTCCCCAACATACTAGGTAAACTGAAGAGTTATCAGATCCTGTACCTCCAGCATCTACGATGTTTTGTCCAGACGCTGCAGACTTGTCTGAGTATCTGATGGCAAAACCAGAAAATTCTTCAGGGGATACTCCCTGATTTCCGTAGAAGAGTGTTGATGCCATTTCCTGATTCATAGCTTCGATAAAAGCAGAAGCTTCAGAAAGTCTAAAAGCATTTACGTTTCCGTTGAGTTCAGCGACTTCTTTATCAACTTCTGACCAAGCCTCGAGCATACCAGCGTGCTCGTCTACTTGAGCAGTAAGTGATTTACTTGGCTGTACGCCCTGATTCAAAAGCTTCCAATAAACTGAAGGAAGACCTGTACGTACTGATGATCTATGACCAGTAGGCAAGTTACCTTCTAGAAAAAGCATATCGTCTAGAATCTCGTTTGTTTGTGAAAGCATTTCCACAATTTTAGGGATCTTCCCTTCTGGATCGACTCTCTTAGCATGATCTGCAAGAGTCAAAGCATTACTTGATAGTGTAGCCATTTTTATCTCCTGTTAGTTTGTTTTATAAAAGTAGTCCTCGAGAGGTTTATCTTTAGCTCCTGCTTTTGCCAGGATTAAGCTATCCTCTGACATAATGCTACCAAGTTTTGACAAAAATCGCACTACTTCTGGATGATCTCCGTATCCTGTTTCTTTCAGAATCTGGATAAAGCCTTCGCTTCCAAAACGAGTTACTACTCGTCTTGCATCTTCAGCAGTCTTGTTAAGATTGTCTCCACCTAGAGTAGGATCATTGATAACTTCTTGTCTCCACTCCTCGAGTTCCTTGTCATGCCTATTAGCTTCAGCCTCGATAAAACTATCGAGTACCATTTGCTGCTTATCAAGTACTTTTTGCGCTACCTCGTTAGAAAGGTTATTTTCCTTTGCAAAAGATTCTACATCTTCTAGAAATCCTTTACCAAGTAAACTACCTTCTCGAAGGTTTAGACTGTACTCTACAGCTTGCTCTTCTTCCTTCTTCTCCTCCGTACTATCTTCAGCTTTAGCGTCCTCTTCCTTTGCTACTTTGTCCTGACTCGGATCTTCACTGGAAGCGGCTTTCTCGTCTGAAGCAGACTCTTGAGAATCTGTCTGAGCTTGGTTGCTATTGCCATAAAAGGCATCTTCTGTTTCTTTTGTCACTGACTCTAGTTGTGAGTCATTACTTTCTACTGTTTCTTGGCTTTCTACTGCTTCTTGAGTAACTAATGTTTCAGACATTAAGATCTCCTTTTTTGTTATCTTTCATCATTTTTAGCAGAAGATTTTCATCTGCTTCTACAATTTCTCCCATGATGAAGTGTCCAAGATCTTGCTGTCCTGATAGATAAGCCATAGTAGGAGGAGTCTCACTGTAGACTGAAGAAAAGACTCCGCATCTCTCCATAAGTCTCCAGACTAATCTTCTTCCTGAATTATTGGATAAGACTGTTTTGATGTCATTCAATTGCTGCTTTCTGAGATCCTTCTCTTTCTGCTCTGAATCTTTGACTAACCTTTCGTCCGAGATATCCAAGTTATCCTCCTATTAGCTGGGCAAGGGCTGTGTCCTCGTCCATCTTGGTTTCACTCAAAGCTTTTCCTGCATTGACCATTTCACTCGCTGCTGCCATTTGCTGCATCTGAGCTTGTTGGGCTGCTTGCTCCGCTTTGATTGCCTCCACTTCTTCTTTACTCTTAATTAAATTAGGATCGACTCCCACTAGATCGCCATAGACTTCTATAGCCTCTTCAATGTCAAACTTGTTAATGACTGAAGGATCTAGACTTGCTACTTGAGCAACAAAACCAGCCATGCGCTCGATGTTGCCAATACCAGCAAGTTTTTGAGCTTGAGCCATAACTGACACGTACTCAATAGTATATTCTCTTCCTGCTAAGCTATCAGGAGGCTCGGGTAGTATTCCCTGCTTATCCATGATTGCAAAAGTATTTTCGATTAGAGGATCTAGGAGATCCTGGTTAATTCTTTCCAGGACTGGTCCAAGAGCTAGTAGCTTTTCCTCATGTCTCTCTTCAACTTCTCTAGCAGTAATTTGTCTTCTGTTTGTATTTGCAAGCATAAGAAATAGGTCTTCGTAAAAAGCCTTAGATATTCTGATACGTACTTGCTCTTGCTTGCCTTCAAGCTCTCTAATATCAAAGTCAATCTCAAACAGTCTTCTAAATCCTCGAGTACCTTCTCTCTCATCAAGATACGTAATGTCTCCAGGAAGAATAGAAGCTTTAGCATTTTTAAGGGATGTAGGTCCTACCATAGATGGCTTGACCTTTTGATCTAGAGCTGCAGCTATTCTCTTCTCTGCAAGCTGTAGCTGTTTAACATCTCCAAGAGATACCATACCTGGACAGTTAGTACCGTAAGTATCTTCTCCTGCCACTTCCCACCTGACAGCCATTACTGGAAAAAAATCGTAACCTTTCTCAGATAGGAATTTATCAGGATATGACATTGCATAACTTGAAGAGTTATTAGTCGATGAGATTCCTTTCTCATAGTAAAGAGACTGATATCTTTTAAACTTAGACTCCATCTTATTAGGAGAGTACTGCTCATTAGGTAGAATAAAATGACAAATATCTACCTGAGTCTCATGCTGATGTTTCATGTACTGATTTTTGACAGCATCTGAAATATTAGACCAGTCAATAAATGTAGGATCATTAGGATTAGTACGTCCAAACTTGTCCACAATTTGACGCACAGTCATCTGAAATTCTCTAAAAAATACTGATACCTTTCCTCTTTTATCATTAGCAATCATAAATGAGCCGATAGGAAAGGAGATAAAATTAACAGTACTTTCAAAGTCTTCTTCCATGAAAATACATCCAGTCCCAAAAGTTCCTAGATCCGCATACAAAGTAGGAAGTACGTTATATAGATTCGACTTTAGAAAAGTCATTCTAATCTTATCGCCTACATCTTTGAGGTAGGCTTTTACGTCGGGCTGTTCGTTAAGGTCTTCTTCAGATGTTGTAAGCTTAAACCATTGACGAGCAGGAGAAGTAACTCCTGTCATCATACCTGATGATAAGGTCCTAGCTGCCATGCTTGCTGTAGCATCAATGATCATAGATCTTTTATTCTGACCATCATTAACATCAGATACAAAAAATCTACCTCTTCTTGGAAGAATATAGTCAGATAGCTCCCTCCAATAATTGCGAAAGCTTGTCCTTTCATTTCTAAGCTGAGCTTCAATTACATCTAGTCTTTGACGTTTAGACAAAGCACTATTGTAATTGTATCCATATTCCATCATGTTACAGTCCTAATAAACCTTTTCTCCCTCCAGAATCTCCTCCGACTCCTCCGAGAGATTGACTTAAAATTGTAGATTCCCTACCAGTAGTCCTAGATCTTCGTCTTTGACGTGCTCTAGCTTTGAGCAAAGCTTCAGAAGCTTCTGACTCTGCTCCTTCTTGTCTTTGTCTAGATTCAATATCTGACATCATTTTTCGCTGTGCTGCTGCTGTCTCTCCTGCAATTCTTTTAGCTTCTTCTTTTGCAGCTTTTGGTTTATCTACCAATGCCTCTCCAGTTTCTGCTGCTGTAGTACCTACTGGATCGAAGACAAAATCCCCCTTACCTCCAAAAGCTTTGGTCACTCCCTTAGCTGCTGCTGCTGTAGGATTAAATATTGCAGAAGCTACTTTAACTGCTGATTCAGCAGATTTTGTAACATTTTTGATATCCTCAATTGCTGACTCGAAAGGATTTCCACCACCGCTCATTACAATCTCCTAATATAGGTTATCTCTAACTTCTCGTATTTTAAGTATTCAAGTACTTTGCTCCAGTCATTTTGGCAGGGTACAGATTGATGTATAACCTGTACTCCCATATCTTTTAGCTGAGATTCACAGTACTTCAAAAAAGACAAGCCTTTTCCTCTTTTGTCTTTCTTTATAAATAGTACATCTTGTTTAGCGTGGATGCTAGTCTTATGATGACAATGAGGGTAAAGGAAGAAAGCGCAGTAGCCTATCAGCCTTCCCCACTCTCTTACAGTGAATACTTTTAAAGCATCGGCATCTTGCATACGTCGATACATATGTACATCAATATCTAATGACGCACCAAATAGATCAACTTCTCTATGATGCTCTTTAAATAGCTCAATGGCATGAGGGTAAAATAAATGGAAATCTTCTAATGCGTATTCGTAGTCAAATGTTTGCAAAAGGATCATACTCCGATTCTAAACGATTTTCTCCGTTCATCTTTCTGATGTACTCAAACTCGTCTGCTGCTGGCATGTCATCCATTGCAAAGGTTAGAGCTAGAGCATCAGCAATATCTGGAGAAAAGCCTAGTCTTTTCTTTACTTGGTCTTTTTCTTCTAGAGCTAACTTACCATTTTTAAGAAAGTATTGGACAGAAATTAACTCTTTTTTAAGTTGATTGCACTTAGGAAGAGCTCCTCCACGTTTAACCCACTCAGCCATCTTTAGCCACATCTCAGATCTTTTATTGAAATATCTAGGATCTGTAGCTTTACCAGCAAAGTGTATTCCTGTAGGATTGTGTCCAGCCAACATTAATGAGTCAATAACTGATCCACCAAAGCCTCCAGTATCATCAATAAATTCCATCTCAGATGACCATCTAGCTTTAGCTCCTACCACTCTTGCTGCTATTTCAGGACCATTAGCATTTCTCATCCTAGAGTATTTAAAAGCTGCAAGACCTTGACGAGGAAAGATTATCGTAGAGTCCATCCCTCCTCTAGCGACATCGACTCCAAGTCTCTTTTGTGAATACTTGTAATCACTATCTTTTAATGTCCTCTCCATAGCTGTCTCTACTTCCTGGAGGGAGAGTAGCGATTGTAATGAAGATTCAGGGAAATGACCTAGAATATAGGACGCTACCCAGGGATCATCAGCTCCATATTCTTCTATTTGCTGTCGAGCCCATTCAATATCGATACGTGGAGATCTCTCTTTGTCATCTGGATCTCCAGTAATTCGTATGACGTGCCAATTTTTTGACGTTGATGCAGCATATAACATACCGTCTAAGCTGATAGGATTTCCTGCTTGAAGTACTTTAACAAAGCCTCCTCGAGCTATTGTCTCACCTACTGCTTGCTCTGCTGCTTTAGAGATCTGGACTGGAATATCTCCAGATTCGTCTACTAAGAATAAAACATATTTTGAGTGAATACCTGATAACGTCTTACCAAGAGTCTCAGGATCTGCTGTTTTTGGAAATGATCTTGCTGATAAAAACCAAGTTTCCTTATGGTCATTAGCGAAGATCCGAGATTGAGTCCAGGTAAAAGCTCCTGATAAATAAGGTGAGAGATTTTGCCACTTAGCAAGCTCTACCCATAAGTTATCTTTAAGGTTATCCCACGTTACAGATACGCAAGCTCCTTTAGGATGCTCTCCTTTCTCACCATAGCAGCTTAAGAAGTTCCATCCGCACCATGCTAAGACTGCAGACTTTCCTGGACCAGCACAAGCTTGTAAGGATATTCTGATCTTTTCTCTGTCACCTGAAGCAAAAGCTCTAAGAGCTTTCTCTTGCCACTTATCAGGAATAACTCTGAAGTTATCTCTAACAAAAGAAACAGGATCTTCTCTCCATTGTCTAATCTTTATAAGAGCTGTAGATCCAGACATCATTTAAAAAAATACCTTATTAAATAAATGGGGAGGTTGCCCTCCCCGCTAAATTAGCTTACGTACGTTATATGGAAAACGTCGCCTGCTTCTACTTGCTCATTGCCTCCAGCGGCGAGTGAGTTAATAAAAGTCATTCTTGTTTTCCCTTCTACAACGCTTACCGAAAAGTCTTGATCCTCGTGGATTCCAAGTCTACCGACAAAGGCAGAAAGAATCTTATCGGCTTCAACATCAAGGTCAATAAAAGTATCGCCCTCAAGAGCGGTGTATTTTATTGTTGAAAATTGAAGCTCTGGCTTAGCCTCAAGGATGTCAACTCTTGCACTTAGTGCTGAGTCGGCAGCAATACGAGCAGTTTGCTCTGCATTGATGTTTCCTTGAAGTGTAGAGTCAGCAGCGATTCTTTCACTTTCTTCTGCATTTACTAAGCCTTCAAGTCTTGCGGCTTCAGAGTCAATCTTGGCATCTACTTGACCGATGTTGTTGGCAACAGTTGTAGCAAAGTTTTCATCGCTTCCAAGAGCGTCCGATAGCTCTTTAAGAGTGTTAAGGGCTTCAGGAGCAGAGTCTACAAGCTCAGAAACTTTTGTATCTGTGTAAGACTTTGACTCGCTAAGAACTCTCTCGTCTTCAGATTGTCTTTTAAACTCTTCTTCGCTTAGAGATTCCTTAATTCCAGCAAGGGTAAAGTCGCCTCTGATTTCATACCTAGTATCGACAACACCGTTAACGCTTGAAACGTAACCGACATTGTTAACTAGAACCTCGACGCTGTTTTGTTGAGCCACTGAATTAGTTCCTAGTGAAGCAGTAAGAATTTGTTCGCTTGGATCTTGTGGACCAACAGTTGAAATTGGAGAAAGAACCATCTCAACTCTTTCAAGGTCAGGGTAAAGACTTGCTGGTGTCTCCTCTAAGTTTGTTACAAAAAGGTATTTTTTGTTTTGCTCGTATGATCCATTTGCTGGAACATAAACCATTCTTGATCTATACCAAGAACCAGCGTCATTACCATCGCCTTGAGGGAAAGTGTAAAGTGCCATGTGAAAAGGCTCAGTCCCTTTAATTTCACCAACGGCATAACCAGTTAGAGCCGAACCAATAGTTTCTGTCTGTACACTTCCGTCAAAGAAATACCAGTTAATTTTGTCTGCGCCACCAGAACCAATGTTCTGACCGTCATTTTTGTAATACCAGCCATCTTGACCAGAGGGCTCTGAAACTGGAGCCGTACCGTCAGCATAAACAGCAGCATTGTCCTCAAAAACAACATTACCAGCACCTTGTAAGCCAGAAATTTGATCGGCAAGGTTTTGATCAGCCGCTTTGTAGGCAGCGTCCATGTCTGAGATAAGACCTTCAACTCTAGTAATTTCAGAAGCTCTTAATGTTGCCTCTGCTTGGATGTCTTGCTCTAGCTGAGTAATAGCAGCTTGTAGATCACTACCGACTTGCGCTTCAAGCTCAGTGATTCTGGTATCAAGACCAGACTCGGCAAGGACAGCTCTGGAACTTTCATCACTTACCAAACCTTCTAAGTAAGCAATGACGTCTTGTTCTGTGCCATCTTCTTTTAATCTTCTGATCGTTTGACCAGCAAGCAATAATAGCTTTAAGCCGTCAATCCCATCGTTTTCAATGTACTTCTTTTTAATTTGTGTAGCCATATTTACCCCCTAAATATTTGGCAACGACGAATAGGTTATAATTAACTTTTCGCCAACTTCTAAAAAATTTTCTAAACCCAAACCACTAAAGCTAACGGTGTCATTAATAACTTCAAAATCAACACCATAAACTTGTGGAGGTCCACCAATTGGAACTAAAGAGGTCGTGCTAGGCGAAATAGGCTGCCTTGCAAGAACCAATAATCCGCTATCAATGTTGTCTTGTGTAACAGCAAATGTTTCCTGAAAAATCCTGATACCACCCTGGCTACCGAGTTCTATACCGCCCTTTGTGACGCCATCTCCACCAAAAAAAATACCTAAATCAGTATCAAACACAATTTCTGCCTCTAAAAAAATAAACTCTTTTCTTGCCAGTGTTGTTATTTTGGGGACTCGGAGGATAGCCATTTACTAAATCCTGTTTCCATAATCTGCAGATGAGCCAACCGACTCCCTGTCACCCAGATCAATTGTAATATCCCCACTCTCCACTGTGTCAAAGTCAAAGGTGCCGTCATTCGTTGACTCTATGATCACCTCATTGTTGCCAGTTGTCACTATCCCTTTGATAAAATCAAAAACAAGCCTCATAGGTCTAACCTCTCAATGCTTTGTAAATATTTCTCTGAGCCAGACGTGTAAGTGGCACGAACTAAAGCCTGTACTTCGCCAGTTGGACCACCAATTCTATAAGTGTAAATCTCTGTCACATTGTCCGGGCGATCAATATAGAGATAGTCATAAGAAATACCCTCAATAATTGAACCACTATTTAAAGGTATGGCATTGACCGTTCCACCTAAAATATAGCTGTCTAGTCCTCGTTTCTCTTGTCCTGAAACAGTTACATCTGAAGCTGTAATTTCTGAATGATCATGAGTATCGTTAGGTTTATGATCCGTCCGAGCAGCTAGTCTTTTCACTTAATAGCCTCCAGGAGGAGAGCAAAAGCTTGCACAAAAGAAGCTACTAAAATGACATCAATAAAAATATGGATAAGCTTTTCAAACATTCGACTTTAAGTCCTCATTCTCTTTTTCAAGTTTTGCAATGAGCTCAATCTGTTCTCCAATAAAATCTCGAAGCTCTTCGATTGTCTTACGACTCTGTTTAATTAAGTTAGCTGCTGCCACTACCTTAACTTCAAGATTCTGGATGTGAGATGCCTGGTAGTCCCAAGTCTCTTTAGAAGTAGGGAGAGGATTATCAATCTCTAGCTTCCATTGCTCAAAATCATTTATAAACTTTGCAGCTCCTTCCTTATGAGAATGACCTACAAGCTCT